AGTATAAGAATTTAATAAAGGGAGTATGGAAATGAAAAAAAGTGAACTAGTAAGAATAATAGAAACAGTAGTTCGTAAGGAAGTTAAAAAACAAATGAATGAGATATTTATAAACGACGATAAATCATCTCAACTTTCCGAATTAGTTTCAAAATCAGTAACAGAAACAGAGTTTAAAGAACCAATTAGAAAAAAATATAAAGTTGGTAAGAAAGAAGAAGTAAAATATACAGAAAATAAGGCTATAAATAAGGTTTTGAATGAAACTCGAGGTGGATTACCACAAGGAGACGGAACAGAATCTTATCCTACGATGGGCGGAGGAGTATTTGATTCTAGTAAAGTAACAGAGGTAGCAATGAATAGTGGTGAATTTGGAAACACAAACGAATTTAAAAGAGAATTAGGAGCCGCTATGACTGTTAAGGCAGCAGGAGTATCAGTTGATAAAGTTCCTGAGTCCACAATGAATGCACTCACAAGAGATTATAGTGGTTTAATGAAAGCGATAGATAAGAAGAAAACAAATGGCGTCTAATAGAGAATACGATAGTGATCCAGATGTATATATAGGAGTAAAATTACCTATAGAGTTTGGTAATAGTGGGTTTTGGAATAAAACTTCTACTACTATAGAACAGGCTGAATATAATTTAAAAAATTTACTTTTAACTAAATTTGGCGAAAGACCTGCTCATCCAGATTTGGGATGCAGGTTGGCACATTTAAATTTTGAGCAATTGGATGACAGTATTATAGTAAAAGCAGAGGAAGATATAACTGAAGCAGTTAGTAAATGGCTACCATATTTAAATATAGTTAAAGTAGAACCTACTATCAATCAAGATGCCAGTAGGTTGAATGTAAAAATAACCTATACTTTAAAAACAGATAAATCACAGGTTGGTGTTGCAACAGTTGATTATAAGTAATAAGGAGAAATAGTATATGCCGAATAATAAAGATATAAATTATATAGGAAGAGATTTTGCTAGTTTACGTCAAAATTTGATGGACTATGCTAAAACATATTTTCCTACAGCATATAAGGATTTTAATGAGGTTTCGCCTGGTATGATGTTTTTAGAATCAGCTGCGTATGTTGGTGATGTGATGGGTTTTTATACTGATGCGGTATTTAAAGAATCTTTATTACCTTATGCTGAAGAAAAAAATCAAATATATAATATAGCACAATTTATGGGATATAGACCAAGATTGATATCCCCGTCATTAACTAAAATAAGATTTTCACAAGAGTTACCAGCTAGAGTTGATGATGATGCACAACCAGATTATGATTATGCGATGAATATAAAATCTGATACTAGAGTTTTTTCTCCAGTACATGGCGTAGAGTTTAGATTATTGTCAGATTGTAATTTTAAAACTGGACAAGGTAGCCAAAGCTCACAAATAGAAAGAACTGGTAATTGGTCAACAGGTTTAAAATATTTTAGAATATATAAAACTGTAACTGCTATAAGTGGGTTTGCTAAAAAAGAAACTTTTTCTTTTGGGGGACCTCAAAAATATGATAAGCTAGTTTTATCTGAAGATAATGTAACAGAAATTTTATCAGTTACAGATAGTGATGGAAATACTTGGTATGAAGTTCCTTACTTGGCACAAGATATGGTTTTTTCTGAATTTCAAAATTTAGCTGAAAATGACAGTTCTCTTGTTCAATATGATGAAACTAATCCTTATATTATAAAAAGATTAAAAACATCTAAAAGATTTAGAACGTATGTAAGGTCTGATAAAAAGACAGAAATAAGATTTGGAGCTGGAACAGAAGTAACTCCAGATGAAGAATTAATTCCAAATCCAGATAATGTAGGTTCAAATTTACCAGGATCTCCATCTAAATTAGGAATTGCATTTGATCCTAATAATTTTACAAATACCAGGGCTTACGGTGAAGCACCATCTAATACTACTTTAACTATACATTACGCATATGGTGGAGGATCAAAACATAATGTTAGGTCAGGGGATATAAATACTTTTGCTAGTAAAGTTCTATCATCATTTGCAGGAAATTTAGATTCTACAAAATTAGCTCGCGTTAGAAAATCAATTAACTTAACAAATGTAGAACCATCATCAGGAGGAATGGATGCAGAATCAAATGAAGAAATAAGACAAAATGCATTAGGTCATTTTCAGGCACAAGCTAGAATGGTAACAAGAGATGATGTTATTACTAGAGTGTATGCGTTACCAGAGAGATATGGTAATATTGCTAAAGCTTATGTTGTACAAGATGAACAAATTTCTACTCCCGCTGGAGAAAAACCCAAATTCGAAAAAAATCAGTTAGGTTTGAATTTATATACGTTAGGATATAATAATAATAAAAAATTAGTAAAATTAAATACAGTTACTAAGAATAATTTAAAAACTTATTTAGGTAGATTTCGTATGTTAACTGATGCAATTAATATTAAAGATGCTTATATAATAAACATAGGAATTAGATTTGATATTTTAGTAAAACGTGGATATAATAAAAATGAAGTTTTATTAAGGGCAATTGCTAAAATGAGAGAATTTTGGAATAGTGATAATTGGCAAATAAATCAACCTATTGTAATAGCAGAATCAGTTGCAGAATTGTTAAAGGTAGAAGGAGTGCTTGGAGTTGAAAAGCCATCGGATAGTAATCCATTAGGTACTAATTTAGCTATAACAAACAAATATGATACTTCTAAGGGATATTCTGGCAATGTATATGATTTGGCAGACTCAATGGTACTTAAGAATGGAGTTATTTATCCATCAAAAGACCCATCAATATTTGAAGTAAAATTTCCAGAACAAGATATAATCGGTAGGGTAATAGGAGATATAGCATAATGCATTATTTTGAATATGCATCAGCAGATGCCACAATGTATGAAGGAGCAGTTACTCAATCTCAGAATACTGGATTGGATGAAATATTAGAAATACGTAAGGATACTAATAATAATGCTAGTGTAATAAATGTTTCTCGAGCGTTAATTAAATTTGATTTAACAGAAATTTCTAAATCAATATCATCTGGATTAATTACGTCAGGATCAGATACAAAATTTTATTTAAATCTTTATGATGCAAATTCATCTAATTTAACTACATCACAATCTTTATATGCACATCCAGTAAGTCAATCTTGGACTGCTGGAGAAGGTAAATTTTATGATAATCCTAAAGATGAAGAAGGTGTTAGTTGGAGATATAGACACGGAGCAGTAGATGGTACTCAATGGGTAAGTGGTAGTAATAATACAGGGGGAAATTGGTATAGTGGAAGTGGATATCAAGCTTCACAATCTTTTGAATGGGAAACAACTGATATGCGAATGGATGTAACTGATATTATGTGGACTTGGATAGATGGAAGAGTACCAAATGAAGGATTTATGATTAAAAGAAGTGGAAGTGTTGGTAATTCTGATTCGGGAGCAGAGGAAGGAGATACCACAAAGTATGGACATTTTGCATTTTTTAGTAGAGAAACAAATACAATTTATCAACCTAAGTTAGAAGTACTTTGGAATGATTACTCTTTTAATTCTGGTTCTTTATCACCATTAGTTTCCTCGGACTTAGAAGATTTAGTAGTTTATATGAAAGGGTTAAGATCTGATTATAAAGAAAGTTCAAAAGTAAAATTTAGACTTGTAGGTAGAGAAAGATATCCAACTAAAACATATTCTACTACAACTGTTTCTGATAATTTAACAGTTAAATATTTACCAACAGGGTCGTGTTATTATAAAATAAAGGATGCATTGACTGAGGATGTAATGGTACCGTATGGAAGTGGTTCATTAATTAGTTGTGATTCTACTGGAAACTATTTTAATTTTTGGATGAATGGATTACAAGCAGAAAGATATTATGAAATAGAATATAAGGTTGTAAGTGGTAGTGGCGCCAGTCAAACAGTAAATTATTACGGTGGTGATTTTAAATTCAAAGTGAGTAGATAATGCCTTATTCTAAAGAGGAAGTTAAACATACTGCCTTCGTTAATAGATTAGTTTCACAATACAAGGCAGATTATGATAATAATGTAGAGAAAATATTAACAAGTCATTTTAATTCTAAGAAGGATATAGATGATTTGGCAAAACCTGCAGTTATAAATGAACCACCTAAAGATAAAAATGATAGATATATTTTATTTCAAAATGTTGATAACGAGTCATTCGATAACAGTATAGATTTTGAACATGGAGTGTGTAATTTTATAATACAGGTTCCACATAAAAGAAAATTAGCAACACCACATTTAGTATCAGAAGAATTAGATACAACTTTTAAACAAGTTGGTGAAATAATAACAGAAGAAGATTCTAATACTGTAGCTAAACAAACGGATGAAACACAAGCACAAATAAAACATCTACAAGAAACTGGAGTACCTATAAGTGCCGCTAGTCTTGCAGATCAATTTGGTGGGCAATAACAGTGAGTTTTAAATTATCAGATAATAAATTATCTACCTTAGGTATGAGAGAGTTATCACCAGAGTTAAAATTTGGTAAAGCTCGAGATAGGTTTGGTTCAAGAGATTTTATTTTAATAAAAGCTTTTGATCAAACTGGTGCGGTTTTAGGAACAAGAAAAATTTGGCAATCAAGTGTTGTTGGAGATAACTTTGAGATAAATCTTGCCGAAATTATAAATTCATTTGGAATATTAACTGGAAATATTAGTTTAGAATATTATTTTTTAAGAACAGAAGCTGGGTCATATAAGTCTGTATTATTAGATAGTGAAAGTATAGTTTATCGTGGGAGACCTATAAAAAGAAAGGGCGGACTTTATAAATCAACTATTTCTGCACCAAAGGCAGATAAAGATTTTCTACTTAATCAAGAAGAAGAAATACAAAATGTTGATGTTGGAGGTGAAAGAGTTTTTTCTAAAAAACTTTGTTATAATATAGCTGGAATATCACCTGATAGAACAGAGATAAAAGTAAGAATGAAACCAGATGATCTTTTAAAAGGTAATGCATATTATAAAGGTAGATTTAGTGGTTTTGGTAGTGATATTGATGATAGGTTAATATTATCTTCACAACAAATATCTTATAAGTCTTTAGGTTTAGATAGTAGTGTGATAGAAGCGGTGGAAGATAACACTATGGCTTCTTCTACTCAACTTATAAATTTTATTGAAAAAGCTAGGTCTTTTGAAAATAAAATATTGGTAGAAATTCCAGATTTCTTTTTAATATCGACTACAGAAAAAGAAGTAAGAACAACTACTAAAGAATATTTTAAAGAAGATAAACCAACACATATACCAACTATAACGCAATCAAGTGAATCTGAAGGAAAGCAGTGGGTATTTGCACGTGATTACACTGGGAATACTGAAGGTGAATGGG